AGCGCAGCTTTAAGGCTGTAGCCACATGGACACTCATACATAAATTGCGGTCTATCTTTAGGCATCTTGTCTCCATCTCATAACACATAACACCCCACAACCTAGACACTCTAAGACATGAGTATCAGGCGGCAGGTTGTCGGTGACTTGGACTATTTTGTGGTCTGTCTTGGCCGTACATACCCGGCACTCAACTAAGTGCATCGCCGTGGACACTAGCTCGTAGGTTTTCAATAGGAAATAGATCATCCTGAGTTACCCAAAAGTTACCCTGTCGAGCGTTTAAATAGCGTGAACTCCTAGCCATCGCTATTGGTATCCAGCCAGCCAGGCGATAGCAAGGGCTATGCCCGGTCACTAATATCGCTACGTCTTGTGCTCGATCGGTAGCATTTACGATCAGGCAGCCGTTTTCGTATTTAGTCCATTTGACCTCAACGCGGCTACCTACATCTGCCTGCCCCTTGTAGGTGTTTAACGTAGCCCGAAAGTTACGTATGCCGAAGTACTGCGCTACAGCCATCTCGGATGCCACAGCTTCGGCGTGCTCGGCTATGAACTCATGCAGACTAATAGCCTTGTTAAACCTGCCTGCGTGATCTGGCCTTGATGCTCTGGCCAGTACGCGTGCTAGGCCTATCTCATGTGCCTCGATCTCTTGTGCATAATCTAATATAACCTTATGCACGGTTGCACTCTAAACAAATCCATAGCTTGTCATCTACATATTTGCCATCGATCTTTAAGCCAAAATGCTGCCCCTTATCGCACCACTCGATAGCAGGCGGCTGCACCTGGTCACGTATCTCGGTGCCATCCATCTGTATCGTTAAGCGATTACCTGTCTTTAAGTTAATCATCTCAAAATCGCCGCTCATTTACTTCTCCCATCGTGGAGCGCATTGTGGTTTTGCTTTTGACGGACAAACCCATCCCTTGTACTTGTTGCCTGTCTTGCTGCTAATGCCTTCTTTCCACACCATACGGCCGTGGTCGCAGGTCTCAACCTGTTCCTTAATAACTCCACCTAACGCCCCTGCTATCAGGTCTAAGCCTGTAGCTAGTGGCTCTGCCGTGCCTTCGGGATGTACTACCCACGGATCAGGTTGCGGTGCCGGGGCGGTCTGTTGCACCTGTGCCATATTCTCTTTAGTAGGTCGATGCTCACTTGGCATAAGCAAGCTAATGACTCTGCCTACTGCAGACGTTGTAGTGTCCTCAATAAACCACCGCTTCATATTCTCGCGGTAAAAGGCCACGTTGCCGTAAGCGAAGTCAACAGCTGCAGGCACCATGTCCTCATGCTCACGGTAAATAGCAGCCCTGACTAGCACGTAGCCAGCCTGTAGGTCTACTTCCACGATCGATGTCTCAATGCGCCCCGATATATAGGCGGCTCTAAAACGTTTAATTCGTGTATTTACATCCTCATAATCATCCAGGTTAAACATTAAGCACCTGTTTTTCTGCCTCTACGGCTGCTTGCATTTGATCTGCTAGCGACCAATGGATAAAACCACCTTTACCGTCTGGCCAAGTCTCAGCCTGACGTTTATGGTAGTTGCAGTAGGCACGTGTTGCACCCTTAGATTTTATTGTGACCGATACGGTAATGATCGTGGCAATAGGCACGCACTTATCACTAAAACTCCAGGTTTGGGTCTTAGTATCAAAATTGCCAAACTCGGCTTTGCAGTCTGTGCAGTAAGTGCCAGTAGGTGCAGTCTTAATCATTTATTCACCCGGCGATCTGCGCCGATGCGCATACCAGCTGCGCGGCCTGCCAAGTAGCCATCCTTACGGCCTGCAGCTACTCCCAAGCCATAAAAGATTACCGCGATGCCTAGCGTATAAAACAACGCCCAAGCCATGATGTGTTCGATTTGCATAGTGTGATCCCTTGTTTATCAGGTAGCCCTTTACCACCTTTTGTAAAAGGGTAAAGCGCACTACCGACATAATCAAGTACTAGGCGTATCTGGCGGCGTGTCGTGTTGGTCTTTAGGCTTAGACTTTAAGCCGTTGCTTGCTAATACACCGCCCAAGCTGCCAGTCAAAAATATGGTCAGGGTTGTAAGCAAGTCAATAAACGCTGCATCGTTGGGTGCTTGGTTGCCAATAGGCTGCGTTACAAATATCAGCGCATACAACATGCCGAGTACGCTAAAGGCAAATACCAGGGCAAGCGTGCAGCCGATAAACACAATAAGCCTAGCGTGTAGCTGCCCAGGCGTTAGGCGCTTCATAGACTTCTTTTGGTAGTAAGTCTTTGGAGCATGTACCCACCACTTCGCAGGCAGGTGGCTGGCACTGAGCTTTACCCCAGTTTTCGTATTCTTGGCACTCATACCTTACCCATCCTTGATAGCCACACCCTGATAGGAGCAGCGACAAGGCCACCGCCCCTACCAGTTTGTGCATTACTTCTTGCCTACACCGAACTCTTTTGCTTTAGGGTCTAAGGCTTTAAGTGCCGGGCCAATAAGCGCTGCAATAAACGCGTTAGCTAGTGTGCGTGGATCGGTTACACCTGCCATGTATAGCGCTGCAACGGCTGCCGCAGCTGCTCGGCCGTAACTTAGTCCTATGGCTTTAATTTGCTCCTGCATTTTTGTCTCCATCTAGCCCTAGTTTTGTAGTTAGTTTTCTTGCTTGCTCCGGGGTTACTGATACCTCGAAGTGCATCTCATCCTTACGGCCTCGGTAATCGCCGCCCCAGGTCAGGCCATACTTCTTTGCAAGCGCCTGGATCATTGGCACCTTAGCCGCATCAAATGTGCCTGCCTTGCCTAGTGGGTGCTGTGTGGCGTTTAGGTCGATGGCTGTGCCGCTACTGTGGCAGCTAAGTTTGTCGGTGGTACCGCGTACCATCCTAAATGCGTAAGCCCAGTCATCTAATTTACCTTCATCGATGGGCTCAATAAGCGCATGAAATTCTGCAGCAAATGCAGCTAGTAGTGGCCCGGCATCCTTAGCGCATCTGATCTTAATAGCCGTGCCTTTAATAGCAAATGGTTTTACATTGATCTCTGCCTGGTCTTTGCTCGCAGGCCAACCGTTATAGCTTGTAAGACTCATGCCAGTAACAAAGCCGCTTCGGCTATTGCCTGTTTCCAATTTGCATATTCAGCATCGGTCATTACAGTTTCAACCATATTGCCTTGTGCATCATAAATTTGTTTTGTTGGATTTGTCATTTAGTTTATACCGTATATTTCTACTGTGCCAGCTGTTGGTGTTGCAGAACTTAAAATAGTAATTGAGGAAACCGCGCTGGTGTTTGCTGATCCATAAACGCCATTTGTCGCACCTGTAAGTCTTGTGCCATCATCTGTCTTATACACACTCTGTATTTCTATTGGTTTTCTTACTGTTTTTGTGTAAAAGGGTATATTTATGTTTGTTAAGTTTTCGCCGCCTGTGCCGTAGCCATTACCAAATAAAACCGGAATTGCGCTTGCGTTGCTTGTCCTTGTTGCGGATGTGCTGCTATCGTCAGTTGTTGTGCCAAAATACCCAGATGTAACACCGTTAAATTGCAACGTTATATTTGCACCTGATGAAGCGTGATCTACGCCAAAAATAGCAATTTGCAGATTTTTATATGAGCCACTTATGCCTGAAATTGTGGTTGATGTGCTAGACAAGGTTGTCGTTGATAGCAAGGTCATGCCTCCAGTAGATGCACCTTGAGTATAATCACTAAAAATTGCAGCGCTTGTACTTAAAAAATATAATTGACCGGTTTCGTTTTGACTTAAAGCAAGCGATCCAGCGGTGCTGACTGTGGCAGTACCGGCTGTAACCGTGCAGACACCCGCACCTTGATTAACTATAAATACCGTGTCACCTGCCGCAAAAAGAGATGTATTTACAGTAATGGTTGTACTTGAGGCCGAGTTCATTATTACGGTTGTACCTGCATCGGCAGCTACTAACGTGTAACTAGCGGTCTTGGCCGTGGCCGATCCACCACCCATAGCCGTCTGTTGCAGGCTAGTCATTTGGGCAGCGGTTAAAACCTGCCCGGTGGTAAAGGTCTGTTTTGCCATTTTTGTCTCCTTAGTAACTCAAGCTGCTAGTGTCTAAAATTCCGTACTCGTTATTATTTAAAATGAACGCATCTAAAATAGGTTCTAGCGTTGTAAATTTTACCTGCCACTTATTTGGTTTGATAGTCATAGCCACGCCAAATATCTGCAGGGTTTTGACCAGGCTTGATGATCCTGGCTGGCTAGTGGTTACGGTTATAGGGTCAAAAAAATCTAAGCCAAGCGCTGCAACTATGCCTACATCGTAGTTTTCTGTGTAAAGGTCTAAGGTCAGCGCATCGCATCTCACGCTGGTCTCAGCACGGCTAGCCACATAAGCCTGGCCATATTCCAGGGCTACGGCATCGGTCTGCATGAGTAAGTCTGTCTGTGTGTAGCTGTGCAAAAAATACTTAGCGATGCTTGCAGCGTTGCTAGTCTGTTGAGTTGCACCGCCCGATCTTGTGATATTTGCCTGGTTATATACAAGCACGTCATTAAGTACCCATTGAGCATCAAAATAACGGATTTCACCACCTGTATCGGTAAAGGCTGTAGGCGTGCCACCTATGCTGCTAGATGTAAGTGCTCGATCCTGAAATACAAATGAGCCGCTGGCATCTACATAAAATGCGCCGTACTCGCTTGTGCTTACGGTCTGGCAAGCTGCTAAGGCTGTGCGTTGTGTGCCTGGATCGGCTTGCATTGTTGTCTGTCCAGGGTCTACGTCACGCATTGATGCTGGCCATGCGACCTGATCTAGCAGGTTATTGATACGAGCACCGCTTAACTGCCCTGCCGATGTGCCTGCAACGGTAGTTATCTGTGCGTTCTGTAAAAGTCTAAACGCATCTACGGCTGTGATGGTCGTATAAACCACATCAACGCCAGCTTCTTGTGGTGTCAGGGTGTCGTAACCTGTGATAAATCCGCTAAATATCGGGTAGGTAATACCTAAATGCGTTGCAGTAATTTGTAATTTACGCATCGGATCAAGCAAGCCGTAGTAAGGCCCTGCCGTATTCATCGGGTTAAAATCGCCGTTTTGATCGACTATGCGCATGGTGCAGGTGCCTGTCTGGAATTGGTCAGCCTCAGCATTACGCCCGCGCCGGGTAGTAATGCCGTCAACCTGGCTAGACACATCAACAATGACTGATGCGGCATCCGCTAGCACGTTAGTATCTAAAATACCTTGATCCAGGATAAGCGCTTGTGCAAAACTAGGCCCGGTCGAAAAATTTATGTAAGCATTTACCGTAGGCACAGCCATTAAAGCGCCCCTGCAAATGTAGTGCTATCGCCGTATCGGTTTAACTTTTGCAAGGCTCGCTGCATAGCCTCGGTTAGCGCTTCCTCGCTGCCGAGTGGTGTGTTTATCGTGAAGTTATTTACGCTTGGCGGTGAGTAAGTAAAAGATGGGTTTTGTGCGCTGTAGCCATAATCTATTGGAGCGCCGCCATCGGGCATATTGCTCATGCCAACTGGTAAATCAGGCACGCTGCCTGCGCCATAAACAAAAGATGGAGCGCTAGGTGTGTAGCTGTAATTACCTGCAGGGTTGCCGATCGATGCCAAGCCCCTGGCTGCTCGGTCTGCTTCTTGTGCTAGGTACTTTAATGTATCGGCGGCTGCCAATTCGGCCTTTATCTTGGCTGCGTTAGCCTCATCAAGCTCTGTCATGCGCTTAGCGGCCGATCCTGCATCCTCATCCATAATTGTAAGCAGACTTCGAATACGAGCCTTTTCTGCCTCATCTGTGGAATTTGCTAGCGCGGTCTCTAGATTTATGCGATCTACGTCAAACTTCTTTTTTAACTGGTCTAGCTCTGCTTGCTTCTTTTTGGCTGCTAACTCAGCGGCAGATAACTTTTGCTTTTCCTTTTCCGTGGTGTTTTGCTTCTTGATCGTGGCTACTAGCTTGGCACGCTCGGCTTGCTCGGTTGTGAAATACATCGATGTAGGCGAATAAGGCGTATTTTCTAAACGCTGCTTTTTTCCGATTGCTGCAAGAACTCCAGTGTTTAAAGCTGAGCTAAAAGCATTGGTAAGTGAGCCGCCTATTTTAGTGGATTTAAACTTATCAAATAGAGTGGCCGCGCCTAAAATAGCATCAGCTGTAGTTTGAGCAAACTTTTCCATTTCGGCTGTTGCCTTAGTAATACCATCGGCATCGCCTAATAATGCGATGCTGTCTAGTAAGCCTTTACCAATAATCTCTTTAACATTGGCCGATGAAACGGCTAATGCATCCATCTGGCCTGCGTAAGTCTTGGTTGCAGCTAGCGCCTGGCCTTTAAATTTGGCTGTGAGCGCCGCGGTGATTTTATCCATGTCACCTGATGCCAATAAAGTTTTATCTAAACCTGCGCCAAGCCGACTCAATGCTGTGGTTTGACCGCCGTATGCTTTTGCCAGGGCTTTTGATACTTGCTCAACTGAACTAGACGTGCCTTTTGAGACGTTAAGCGCTAGCTCTAGTCCCTTTTGGGCTGTAGTAAGTGACCCGGTGGCGTTAAGCAAGGTCTGAAAGGCTGGCCTAAGTTCGTCATCGAGTACCTTGTAAGTATCCTGGAGCCTGGCTATGAAGCCTTCGGTGGCTATTGTGGCGAAGCCGTTGCCAGTATTTTTAAGTGCTATCTCTAGCGACTTGGCTGCCTTCTCATCGGCTGCAAATGCCTTAACGGATGCCTTGCCAAATTGGTAGATTTTCTGCGCTGCGAATAAGGTAATGAAAGATTTTGCTAGCTTGTTAGTAGTTTTCTGGAATTGTGTTAGCTGCTTCTCGCCTTTGACTAAGGCTGATCCGTTCCACTTGGCAATAGCCGCGACTACGATATTTGCCATTATGCCACCGACCCATACTTACCCATAGCGCTGTTAGCATTAAATCGTTCTACGGCTGAATTTAAAGCCAAGTTTACAGCTTGTGCAGCTCTGCCGTTATCCTCATCCCATGCTCGATAAATCAAGCGGCCGCGCTGGTCTGTGTTGCCAAATCTAGGGTCAGACGTGCCACGTGTGCCATATAGCGGCCCTAGTGGCTCTAAGAATTGGGCGCGAGCATTTGGGTTAAGACTGCGCGATGCTTTACGAGATGCTGCTAGACGGCCAGATGTTTCATAAATTGCACCACTTGCAGATGTGTTAGCGATGTAATGAGTAACCTGAAACCTGCGCCTAAATTTCGCGCCTGCTACTTGGCCAGAATTGTTAGCACCCTGACGGTAAATAATGCCTGCCGTAACTTCGGCTTGATCGTATTTGGGAAAGGCTCGGTATGTAGCCGTGGCTTCAGATGCAGATGAGCCAGCCCATCCGCTAAGCATTTGACTATTGGCAGGTGCATAGGCTTGAGCCTTATCGCGTATTGGCATCATCGCGCCTTTTATTTGCATATTCATTTGCTTGGCTAGATCAGGGTCAAACTTACGCATCGCTTTAAGAGTGGCCTGTACGCCTGTGACGTTTACTGGCATTGGCTCGCTCCTTCGCTCGATCTCCTAATACTTGCAGTACTGCCTTAAACATAACCTCATCCATCGCCAGGACTTGATCGGGGCTAATTTTCAACTCGATAGCCAGACTAGCTACCAAATATGTAAAACTGCCCCGATCTATCCTTTTGGGCTTTCATCCTCAATTACCTCTACTGAGATAAGTGAGTTTAGAAAATCATCCCCAAATGGCGGGATCACTTCGGTACGCATTAGTGCATTGTGAGCCAGCCAGTACAGGTCGCTATTCTTTTCGTGCTCGCGTAGCTGCTTGTATAGGCCTTGCCCTGCGTACTTTTCAAACGCGACTTCAACCACCGGGGTAATGCTTACGATGCTTTCCCCAGTAGCCCTTACGATTTTTAGTCGTGCCATTTTCTGCCCCTTAGTTAATTAGAACGGTGTTGTAGTTGAATAAGCAACTGCAGATGTGCATGTGAAAGTCATAGATGAGCGTGCAAAATCCTCTGGCCCACCTGTACCTACAGGGGTCAAGTTATTGACCAAGATAGATACTGTGTAAGTTGGATTTGTAGCGCTAACAGCTGTTCCCTTTACAGGTATAACTATTGCAGTAACGCTTGTGCCGTATGCGGCTTGCAAGGTTGCCTGAACTTTTGCTGCTGCCCAGTCATTAAGAAAATCAACGGTTAGCGTTGATGCTTCTAGACCCTTGCTAAATTGGTGCGCAGTTGCGCCCATCGCTGTGGTCTCAACTTCGTCAAATGTCTGCGTAAGAGTAATGCTCGTTACGTATTCGCTAAGGTCAACGGTGGCAATTTTCAGGCCAACGTTATTATCGAGATATATCGCCACGTTTTATTCCTCATCCTTCTTAGTAGTTTTTCCTGGTATTGGCAGACCAAGTTTTTTTAATACTTCGATGTCTGCCTCGGTTATCTGTTGATCTGCCATTTTTAGCTCCAAGTGGTTAGTACGGTTATTGTCAGGTCTGCCATAAGCAGGCTCCCACTTTCAGCGTTTAGTACCGTAGGCGCTGAAATTTGGGTAACGCTAAATACGATCGCGCTATTTGCTAGCTTGTTAAATACGGCGATCATTGTGTCCTCAATGCCAGCCAAGTTGCCCTGGTTATCAAATGCTGGCACCGTCATAGTTATTTTAAAATTTGCTTGTGGCCTAATAGCAGCTTGGTTAAAGTGGCCGTTAGCAGGCACGATGTATGGATCGGCTGGCGATACGATTACGCTGTTAGCCATGATGGTCGCAGGTGGGTAACTGAAAGTTTGCCAGACTCCGGCATTTTCCAATGCGCTTGCAATAGTTCCCCGTAGGGTTGTAATGGCTACGGTCATGGTCAGCCGATCATCGATGCTGGCGATAAATACGGGGCTAAAATCCCACGGATTTTGCCGGTCATTGTATTCCCGAGCCTATAAGGTGATGCCCCCATATCGACCGATACGCCGCCTGTCTGGCTGACCTGGCGCGCTTGCCAAATATCTACTGCCAAAATCATCGCTGCCTCGCGCACGCTGGCTGTAGTGGCGTATGAAGCGGTCTTAGTATCCTCGCCTGTGGCTGTGCCATAAGGTAATACACGTCTAAAGTTTTGATCAGCCGCTGTCTTGGCGTACTGGATGAAGCTGTACCCTGCAGGGTTTTGGAAGTATTGCAGCTGTAAATTAAAGGCTGGCAATATGTTGCCTGTGCCTGTGCTAAATGGAATTGTGCCAGTAACGGTGTAAGTGCCGTTAAATGTTGAACCAGCCCCGGCGATCGTTACAGACTGTGAAGTAGTAAAGATGCCAGGGTTGGCCAGCATTACGGTAGCCACATTGTTTACCAATGCGGTTCCCACTACCGCGGCAGTATCAAACCATAGAAAACTATTAATTTGATCTTGTGCCGCTTGGCAGCATGTTTCTACATCGCTGTCTGAGTACAAACTGCCAATGCCTAAATTTGCACGTAACTCAGCGACCGTTACATACGTTGCAGGCATTGTGTACTCCTTTGTGAAAAGGTCGGTGGGGTCAAGGGCTTAGACCCCACCGACTGCTAGGGATTTAGTTCAGGTTAAACTTAACGATACCGTTAGGCATCTTGGCGATAGTTGCCATGTAACCATAAATGGCTACCTGTACCTGTAGGTTGCTTACCACGTTTACAGACATGTAAGCCTGTGGTGACTGGTAAACGGTAAATGCTTCAGGTGCAAGAATTACAGCTGAGTCATCGATGGTTGTAGTGGCTGAGAAGTTCTTATCGACATATAGATCGAGTCCGAGTACGTTGCCGCGAATTGAACCAGGCTGTACGAGACCGCCCGCGTTCATTGGTTGGCTGGCCGAGTAAATTGGTCTCCCCGTACTATCGGTTGCGCCGAGCAAAATTTGCCATTGGCTAGGGTTGGCCACGTAGTTGCTTGCAAAATAACCAGTTGCGGTATAAACCTTGCGAGCTGAGTCAGATGCAAACTCGATGATACCGGCTGAGTCTGCATCGCATCCTGATGAGTACTGACCTGCAGAAATAAGTGCTGCTAGTACTGTGGTGTCAATAGTCTTTAGGTATGCGTTTTGTAGCTGGTTTGTCAATTCACTAAAGAAGTTGCCATCACCATATCCGCGCTCTAAAAGCTCGATGCTGATGGTATTCATACCTGAATACTTTGAAACTGTACCTGTAAGGTAGGCAGTTTCCATACCTGTGTTTTGTACTGCGCCTGCTTCGGCTTCAACTGTTACAACTGGTGCAACACCTGTACCGCCGCCTGCAGATGTAACCAATGAAGGCACGTTAATTGTCATACCGTTAGCAGGTAGTGTGCCACGGCTGCACGCATCAATGGCAGGGGTGCCAAAACGTGTGTTAGTAGGAAACTCTGAAAGGTACTGAGTTGGATTAAAACCAGGGTTTGTCGAGAAGCTGTCATCAGCTGCAGTTACGTATAGACGTGAGTCATCGTTACCTAGTGCTGCTTTGATCTTGTGCTCGGTGTATGCACCCATCGATGTGATAGGTGTGCGTACGCTCTGGCTGTTTAGTGCTGAAGGAAGGATAATTTTACGAGCTGCTTCTACTACTGGCGTAGCCGCTTCCTCTGCCTTATCCTCGCTTGGATTTTCGGGGGCTGTGGTCACAGCGGCCTCGCTTTCTGTTTCGGTCTCGGTTTCGGTTGTTGTGCTTTCGATATGTGTAACTGTGGTGCTTACTTTTGTAGATGTAGATGCTTCTACTTCTACTAATTCTGCTTGCGCAGAAATACTTTGCACGGCTGCCGACTGGAAGGCGGCCGACTCTACGAGACTTACTTCTCGCAGATTTGCAGCCGTGACCAGGAGATAACCATCTTTAGGCTCTGACGCTGTTACTTCAACGCCAACGGATAGGCCATCCATTAGTTGCTCCTGGGCTAGCAAAATTGCATCGCTACCGGCGGTGCTACGGCTTACTGAAAACGATGCGTACATGCCTTGATCATCTGTGCTGTAAGTACGCATACGCCCTACAACTTTTGAATTATCGTGTGACATAAGCAATTTAATTTTGTTAGCATCTGCAACTTTAATGCTGCCATATTTAAATACAACCTTACCTGCAGATGTGTAACCCACTTCACCGTATGGCGCGATCTTGCCAGTAATTGTGCGGCCTGCTTCATCGGCAGCCGTGATGTTTGCGCTAAAGGTTAATATCATTTGCATCTCCATTACCGTAAGGTGTCATGCTTTCCATTTCGCGTGCTGTTTCAACGTCAATAAGGTCTAACT